GTTCTGCCAGATCTCAAAGAGGTTTGGCTTGATGCCACGAACCACTTTCATCTTCTGATTGCCAATATGAAACTCAACCTCTACTACAGCTTTCTTATTATTAATAGAATTAACTAACTGTGCTTTCTTGATGTCACGATGAGGTTTACCAAAGAGAGCAAATGCCAATGCATCAAGCAAAGTTGATTTACCAGCTCCGTTCTGGCCAACAATTAATGTAGTAGGGGTTCTATCTAAAAATATCTCAGTGAATTTATCGCCGGTAGAAAGAAAGTTCTTCCAGCGAATCTTTTCAAATACAATCATAAAATTTCCATATTCTGAGCTTCTACATAAAGCTCTCTCACAAAACCTTTTAGCTTATCTTTATCTAGGTCAGTTTCAACAGCCTCAACATAAGAGTCGAGCATCTCTGTTGTGTCTTCTAAATCAACCTTCTCATCTTCTACATTGTCACCCATATACTCATCAAAGGTCTCAGCAATCTTGAGCTCATGAGTATCGACATCAGATAGGCGATCAATAAACTTATCAAAGCTATAGACATCTTTCTTCTTAATGACTACAACCTTAACAAACTTATCCTTATGTTGGGATACATCATACTTACTATAATCCTCAACCTCATCATTATACACTATCTTATCGAATAAAGTCAACGGGTTTCTTACAGGGGTTACAGAACGATCCCCTGTATCAATTACATGGAAGTGCTTTGGATCATTACAGTCGGCCCATGTAAACTCCATCTGCGAACCAAGATATTGAATATTACCTTGCTCAGACTTTGTATGGAAGTGACCAGATAATACTTTCTCGTAACGAGCTAGATTACCAATGTCCTGGCCATGAGTATTAACAACACCCTTGTGCATCTCGAATCCTTCTAACTCGAAATGACCACCAAGGAATGGAGCCTCTGCTTTATTGATAAACTCAACAGACTTTGAATAGTTTTGCATATTGATCCATGGAACCAATGCAACCTTGAGACCATCATAATCAACTATAGAAGGTTTCATATGAATAGTTGCTACATCTGTATAGTAACCCATCAACTCTTTAAGAGAACATAACTCATTTGTATTCTTATAGAAGACATCATGATTGCCAGGAATGATATCCATGTGCATGTGATACTCTCTTAGTTTATCTAAGAACACACGACGATTATGATGTAGGGCTTTGAAATTTACGAATTTACGATGTTCATAGTAATCACCCAAGTGAAGTATACGAGTGATACCATTATCTCTTAAATATGGAAAGAATACTTCCTCATAGAAGCGTCCTTGATACTCCATAAAGATATCGGACGAGTTTCTAGCACCTGCGTGCGTATCGTTAAGAACAGCTATCTTCATGCAATGCCCATGAACAGCTCGAGACCCTTAGGTTCAGCTTTTGCCTTTTTCTTTTCTTCCTTAGCAAATTCTTTTACAGCATCATCTGTATCTCTTACACGAGAGATTCTTTCTCTCAAGTGATCAATGAACTCACGAGACTCAGATAGCGATGCTGTATCACCCTCTAATGTTTCAATTAATTCATTAATATCACATTGCTCAAGAAACTTAAACTTGATATCTTGCTGCTTCTTCTCTTTTGTGATTCTTCGAATAAATGCAAAGTAACATATCTGTGTAAAGTATGCAAATGCATTCGGATTACCTGTACGAGTTTTAGTTTCAATGTTGTAGTTGTTAACTGCCTTCAGACAATTCTCTACAGCATCCATAACCATCTCTTCACGATAGGTATATCGAATAAAGTTAGCTTTGTGTGATAAGCCTTCTGCAATCTTTAGAAAGCATTCAGCTATGTAATTTGTTACCACAGGTTTAGGTGAACCATTAGATTCAGCCTCATGAACACTCTTCACATAATCAACTACTGATTGTGAGAACATCTTATTGTTCACATAATGAGGTTTATCTTGTGGTTTAATTTTTTCAGACATAATATACTCCACTTTTATATCCCGCTTATTATACGGGATTTCATCAGAAAAGTCAACACTTATTAACTATAAAAAATGTTTTACCATTATCATTGATATAATTGATGTGAGAAACAATAATAAAATAACTACTAATATTTCCCAAAATAAATTCATTTTACCTGTTGACTTTTTTTAATTTATGCTGTATAATCCCTATTGCGGTAGGGGGGGACAGTATACCCTTTTTAGTGCTTGATATCAGAGTCGGGTTCAGGGATATCAATATCATCTACAAGGCGTGCGGCCTTGAAGTTAGCTTTCTGAACCGTGGCTTGAAGATACTTTATCTTAAAGTCCACATCACACTCATTCGTTGCTACTAATTTATCTTTACCTACTTCAATGTATCTATCATTGCTCATAAAGAACCAGGGGACGAAAGACGCCTCACCAGGTCTCTGGAATTCTAATTCTAATGGTTCATACAACAGGATTGTTTTATCTGTATCGTCTAATACTTCAGCAATCAATGTGTTGCCGTCAATCATCTTAATCTCTCTGATGTTTGCTTTGTCTATTAGATCTCTTTGTTCTTGTGTCATTGTTTTAATCATGGAAGATCTACCTCATAAATTTTATAGTCAAAGTGCTCTTTCGTGTAAAGTGTTATTCTAACACCTGCATGCTCCAGAGTATAATTCTTTCTCTTCTTCCATTGTAGGTCATCAGCCAAATCATATAGAGTAGTATTTCTACCATCATCAGCTTTTCTGAGACCTCTACCAATCGACTGTAAAACCTTTATCTGCGATTTAGATGGTGAAGCAAAGATAACATTATGAAGGTTTCTTATATTTATACCAGTTGAGAACGTGCCTAGAGAGGCAACAATAATAGCATTCTTTTCTTTCTCTGTGATTGCTCTTATTTGTTCTCTCGTATCAACATCCACCGCACCAGACACAAAGAATAACTTTCTATCATTGCTTATGTGTTCACTGATAAGATTATACAGTGGTTTTCCATGCTTCTCAACATAATTATATAGTATTAATGAGTTTCCATCAAGATCTAATACAAGGTTCTTAATAAATGCATTCCTGGATTGATATCCAACAATAAAGTCAACTTCCTCTTGGTACTTC